AATATCTTCCGGCGGTGTTAAGGGTTGCTTTTTCAAGATTTCTAAAATCTGTATATCCCTAAAATCGTAGAACGCATCGTACGCGCTAAAGGTTACCGGTCTGCTTTGATGAACAACAAACTTATCCTTAGCTTCGCCATATTCAGCAAAGACGCTCATCTCATCGTCAACGCTTTTAAATTGCTGCTCATTGTCAATGCTTAACAATGTCGAAATCTCTGTATCGCCTAAACCTAGCGAACTCTTAAGTAAAGTCGTCGCTATTTCTTTAGTAATCTGACCGCGTCCAAATTGGCGAATAATGCGCAAAAGTTGCTGATGCTGTCTGCCCGTTAAATTCTTAACATTCTCGTTGACTAGCGCCTCAGTAGTTTGTCCTGGTGCGGCTTCGCCTTGCGGTGCTGCCTCTTCTAGTTTAGGGAGTCCCATCTTATCTCTGATCTCGTCCTTAGTCATTACTTGCACCAAAGTAGCTTCGCTAAATTCATAACCAATCGGCTCAACGGGGATAATTTTTAATTCCTCACCGCCACCAAAATATTGCAACAACATATTGAATGTCGATTCAATAAACATTTGACGATCGTTAACATATGTATTTTTGAAAATTTCGTACCCATCCCTCAACTCGGTGCGCGTTCCCAATTTACCAGGCTCGGCAATACCAAAAAGCGATGGCGATGTGATCTGATGCCCAGCGTAAATGTTTTGCTGGATCATGCTATCCACGCGGCTAAAATCTTCCTTCGTTAAATCACTTGCTCCTAAGTCATCAACAATAGGCTTACGATCTGCATTTTGTACAAATGACAGAATAAACTTTTTACCATCTGCACCGCTGAATGTATTTTCAAACGCCCTAGTTACTTTTTTCTTTTCATCATCGCCAGGCTCACCATTTGGCAGCGTGATCAACTTTGACGCACTAAAACCAGTCAACGCATTGCCCAAAACGTGCTTACTTACCTGAACGTCTGACTCAATATAGTTAAGCGAAGGGAAGTAAGACGGCAGCGCGTAAGTATCTTGCCCTGGTCTGTAATCTTTAACGTAAAGAATCTGCCTTCCCGCCTTTACATTTGGATTGAACGCTGGTAAAATCGTTGGCTCATCGCGGTGATTTTTCCAGTCTTTTTTATAATAGAACTCAGTACAATCTTTATTTGTCCTGATCTTAATGTAGTCCACATGACGTAGTTCTGCAATATCCTTTCCGTTTATTGCCCATATTACTTCAAGGTAATAACCGCCAAAAAGTTCGATATCAAGCGTAACTTTTTTAAGTATATCATTCAGCGACTCTACCGGATTTGGCTTTTCAAGCATCTTATCGTTGCCGCCACTCCAGCCATTGCCGCTGACGTAGTTTGACTTACCGCGCACAATAGCGCCATGCTTACTTGACTTATTAAACAATTCAAGCAAGTAGTCCGGATAGTCATTACGATCTCCGAACTCAATATACCCTCGGCCTTTACGTTCTCTGTATTCTGGTTGGCGGGCTTCCGCGAACGTCAGAACTACAACGTCATTGGAAAATGAACTCATTGTTTTTATTTCTTGTGATGTATGTTAAATCGGTTTCGTGAAATATAGCTATGCCACTCTCCAACATTACTTTATTTGTTATGTCTGTCGTATTGCCTGATGTCTGATATATCTGATATTCATATTGCCCAGGCTTACCGATTAAATTGCTATTCACCGTAAACTTATTGTATCGGTATTTATATTGGCTTTGATCGTCTGCGTTTAGTTTTAAAAACTTATATTCATCGTTGGTTGTACGATGCGTAAACACAAAAATATAGTTCGGCGACGTTAAGGTCTGCTTTTCAGTTAACGTCATGATAAAAGTATTATTGCCTGTGTATATGTTCAACATATGTAATAAATAGCAAGTTTACAAATTTTTATCATTTCGCAAAATAATAAAAAACCGCCCCAACGAATTGAGGCGGTAAACTTAACCTATGACAACGAAACAACAATCAGTTGTTATGGTTGCAGCGTAGAAATTACGCCACTTGCTACTTCCGGAGCCAGTTCTTTCTCTGAACCTGAGAAGGTCAAAGAGTATCCGCTTCTGTCAGTTGCAGCCGTTCCGCTTCCGCTTGTTCCGCTTAAAAGATCAAGACCGGAATAGCGACCAGCTAACCAGTATTTTCCGTTTTTATCTTTAATAACGGCCATTAAGTTATTCTTAGCCAACAAAAGAATTTCATTTCTCATGTTAACCTGGAGTTTGTTGATAACAATTACCAGCTGCTGATCGTAGTTGATAGTTCCGTTTTCGATATTACCTTGAATATTCTCAGTAAATGAAGCGGTATTCTTAACAAGTTGATACTTGTAAAACTGCTTACCAGCTGCCTTTGTAATCGCACTTACCACTCCTGATGCTTCGGTTATAGCCGTAACATCATTGTAAGGAATGAACCAAACGGCTTCAAGACCGCCTTGTGAGTCCTTACAATCTAAAACGTAGTTTTGTGTTAATGCGCAAGACATATTTTTTATTATTTAAAGGATAAGCGGCGAACCGCCTATCCCGTAGTGAATAATGATTAAACGGTGAACTTCACAACCTCAGCTGGGAACGCTACGTTTACACCGGCTTTGAACTCGGCAACGAAACGAACTTGGTCAGCTTCCTTCGCATAGAACAACTCGAAACGTTCTTGCTCATCCAAAAGGTCAGTACCGAAGAAAATGTTTGACATTCTCATGGCGTAAACCTTTTTAGTTCCGTTCAAGCCTGGTGTAGCCACAACTGTGATTTGTGTACCTGGCAGAATGAACTCACTATCTGCTTTAACGTTTAAAGAGTAGTGGAATTGGTTTGCGTTCTTAAGCGCGATGGTGTAAGTACGGAAAGTATCCATTCCGCAGAAAATCTTAACATCGTCTTTACCAACAACCGCAGCTGGGATAGCAGCGTAAACCGCATCGAATACTGCGATAACGTTTGCACTTGTGATGTCAGTTGCAACAGTAGCGATGTAAGGGTTTGCATTGGCTTGTACCGCTGAAGCGTTTACTTGCTTAATCAAACCATCGAAATGCAATAACTGAGAGTTTCCGCTAGTGATATCGCCTTGCCATACCGCAGCTTCAAGTGCGTCAGCAATTTTCTGAGCTTTACGATTAGAATACTCTTCAGCAAAGATCATTGAATCGTAACGGCTACCGCGTGGAAGAGCCTCTTGTAAGTATTTAGCTTCAAGGTCTTTTAAGCAAAGCGCTTCGTTAACTTTAATTTTACCAACAGTTACAGTACGCTGAGTGAATGAAGTTGTACCTGATGCAGTAAAACCGCAAGATGCACCACTTTGGAAAAGCGTGTCTGTGTCCATGATGTTGATGGTTTCGCTTGATTTTACGCCAACCATAACGTTTGAAGATTGCTTAATTAAGTCAATCGTTTTTGCTCCTAATACTGATGAAGTTACCAGTTGTTGAGCATTTTGTTTTGTGTAATCCGCTAAGGATCCTACGCTAAAACCCATTGTTTTGTGAATTTAAAAATTAAAAATTTTGTTTACAAACTTTTCGCTCTCTCTAAAAAGCGATTGATTTTATCGTCTTTTGACGAATGAAATTTCTCAGGTGCTACTGGATCAGCGGAAGGTGCTGCAAAAAATTCTGTTAATACATTGCTGAGTGCGATTAATTTGCTCTCACTTGCAGCAACCATCGCAGAAAATTCAGCGGCTTGTGCTTCCATCTTTTCTTTGTAGTTTTTACCCATTTCCTCAATCTTGGCTTCCATTTCCTCAACCTTCTTTTTCAAAAGTTCGGTTTCGTTTTCTTTTTCAATTTCCACTTCGATTTTTGGAACTTGTATCTCAGTAATAAGACCAGCTTCATCGGTTGTGATAACTGTTCCATCGCTTAGAATGTGATCACCAGCTGGAGCCGGAATTTCACCCTCTGGGCCTTCAACGGTTACCTTACCACCAACGGCTAGGTTGTCAATCATTACTTTTGCCCCATCGGCAAGTTGATACTCTTTGAACTGCTCTACCGGAGTCGCTGAAGCCGCCTCTTGCGGGTTCTCGTCTGCGAATAGTGCCTTGATTTGCTCTAATGCTTGTTTTGCGGTCATTATAAATGAATTATGCGGCTAAATAGTGCCGCATAATACTCTTTACCATTTGCTATTGTAAACCTTTATTTTTCAATGCTTTCAAGGATGTCAATAATCTTGCGCATTTTCTCTTCGTCTGTACTTACCTGATCCGCTTTAATGTAGTTAAATATCCCCTCAACGCTGAAGCCTTTATATTTGCCTTCCTTAATATCTTGCCAAACTTCGTCATTGTTTACCTTGTACGATCCAAACCAACTGCCATCGGCTGCGTCCTCATATCCCTTCATGGGCATCTTGCCTTGTTCGCGGTCAACTATCCATGACTCAAACATCGTAACGCCGTCAACAACCTGGTTTCCGTCGTGCATAATGTTAACGTTTGACTGATAACCTTTACGAAAAACTTTTTGAACGATTTTCTTAATCGTGTCAGGCGTAAAGTAAACATAGTATTCCCCAAAACTATCAAAGCGGAATATCGGCTTATTCGCCAACATCAAAGGGCCGGATATAATGCGCTCCTCTTCGTCTTGTATGGCAAATTGGCTTTTTTCGGCTTGTCTGATTTTAGACTCTGCCCAACTGAGCGCACTTGCGCCACCCCATGCGTCGTACATTAACTGACCGCAGCCATCGCCATATCCGCTTGACTTTTCAGCGTTTTGCTTATGACGGCTTAAGAATGAATACATACGCTTAATGGTTTCCAAAGATACCGGCTCACCATTTGCCAGTTGGTTGGCTCTTATCTTACCAACTGCCGTTCCGCAATCGCCCCATCCGTTTTCCTCTGCCCATTTTATAGCAGCCTTTGCGTTATTCTTAACCGATTCGGGATAGTCGCTATATGACTCAGCAAATTTTTCACTATCCCACTTGCTTTCGCAAATAGCGTACGCTTGATCGGTGTCTTTGCCCTCTTCGCCAACAATTACACCCATGCAGCGGCTTATCCATTCGTCATGGTTTTCCGTAGGCCCAGGTGCTAAAAATTCATCGGCTTTAAACATTTGGAACGTTTTTTCAATCGCTGGTCTATCGACTAGCGCAACGAAGTCCACTTCAACTTCGCTTTCATCATTCTCCACGATGTCAAGTCTATAAACGGGTAAATTATTTTTTTCCATATTCTGTTAAATAGTTTTTTTTTATCCAAATGTTGCTGCGCGGTTTATTCTACGGATGCGCTCTTGTGAATTGCTTACGTCTGACTCAACGACATAAGCGCGAGCGGTCATTGTGCCTAATTGGTTAACGCTTTGTTGAGATAATTGTGTCGTAATGGCCTGAGGTGCTTGAGGCGATATGGGTGCAGCGCCACCCGCCCCAGCCGGTACGTTTGATCCACCGCCACCGCCGCCAGGTACAGATGTTCTGACAATTCCCTTAACCGCTGCAAAACCTGAGGCCGCTGCGGTAATCGTTGCCGCTACTTTTTGGATAGTGCCAAATGGTTCAGGTATTGTCGTTTTATTTGCCCATATCTGCGTAATACCTTGATAAGTGTTTATGAGTGCTTGGGCAACGGCTAGGGCTTTACCCGCTGCGGTTTGCTTACCAACGATTTCGCCTAACTTTACAAAGGTGTCGCCGGTTATTTTCAGCGTATCTTGGAACGCTGCTTCGCGCGACATAGCCTCCTCAAAACGCGCCCTATCTAGTCGCGCCTGATCCTCTTTAAGTTGCTCCTCTGTTCTTATTATGTTTAACCTTGCGCTAAGTACTTTTGGCAACTCATTTATCTCAGCGTTGGTAACATCCCGAATCTGCTTTTTTCGGTTTTCAGTTATTTCATCGTTAATGCCTTCAAGTCTTTTTTTGCGCTCTTTGTAGGCTTCCTCTTCGGCTTTCAATCTTTTTTCTTCATCATCACTTACATCTTTCGATCTTTTTTCTAAGCCTTGCTTGTCTATTGATTGCAAACTTAATTGAAAACCAGCGCGTTGGTTTTCTAGTTTCTTTATATTACTTTCAGCCGCCGCAAGTGTGGCTGCACCTTCGGCTTCTGTTTTCTTTACATCAAAAACAAAATCAGCAACTTTTTTTGTACCGGCCGCTGCTAATTTATTTATCTCATCGTTTAAATTTATCGCCGTTACTTTTGCTAAACCTAGCGATTCACTAACTGAATTAACGGTTTTTAAAAGTAAATCAATAGGAGCGGCCAATATACGAAGCGGAACTAGCGATGCTTCAATGGCTACCCTTAAAACATTTTGTAAAAATTGATTATTACGCTTTTCTGCTTCAATCGTACCTTTGATGATATCACGATTTTTTTCCAGTTCGGCTTTGCGTAAATCTATGACCTTGCCAATCTGATCAACTTTTAACTTTAAAATATCCTTTTCGCTCTTTCCTTGTAACTTAAGTACATTATCTTGAGCGTCTAATTCATCAAGTTTTTTCTCTTCAATATCCGCCGCTTGTTTTGCCGTTGCAAGTCCATTCTTTTGCTCCTCATTTACTCCACTCACCGCCGCTTTAATGTCATCCCAATATGCCGCAATCGTACCCAACGCAATAACTAAAAGACCAATACCGGTTGAACCGATGGCAGCCTTTAACGCTTGAAACGCACCGACAACTTGACTTTTGATAACCGTTGCCAGCTGCCCAAAGTTTTTACCGATATCGCTAATAGTGGATAAGCCTTCAGACAAAGCAAGTGCGCTTTGTACTTTTAAAAGTTGCTCATTGACCTTTTCTGATTCAACACCCAATAAACCAATCGCACCTTGCACTCCGGCAAACGCACCCGCCGCAGATTGCAAAGCGTTTGAATACGCTTGAAACTTTTTACCTGGATCAAAAAGCGCGGCCGTTTCGTTTGCGTCTGCAATCTGATCTTGTAATTCAGCAACTCTTCGAGCTGCCTTTACCGCCTCTTCGCTATACGTTCCAAAGGCTTGTTGCGCTTCAATTAACGCTAACTTTGCTTCCTTTAACGCTTTTTTTGGATTAAAGGCGGCTTCCGTCTTTTGCTGCGTTTGGTCAAGTGTGTTGTTATATTGTTTAACGGAACTATCGTCAACCGATACCGTCGCTTTAATATTTACGTTCTGATTCTGCGCCATGCCTATAAATAGTTATTTACTCGTAAGTCGTTTCAAGTACCCGTAAAAATTCGCATTTTGTCGTGTCGATTGTATTGAAGTCAACTATTTTGTTAAGCCTCCATAGTGCGCCATCTATATAAATTAACCGCGCAAAGTTTAAATTGAAAATATCTTGCTGCGTTAACTTTAAATAACAAGTTAATAGCTTACTATCTTTATTTGTGATCTCACTTACATAATCAAACCAAAACGCAGTAAACAAATTCGTCAACGGATATTCAATTCCAGCCGGTAGATTATAGTTCAATTCTTGCGGCGGTGCAAAGTTTATATCGCTGCTTGGATTCTTTGGATCGTCTAAGTTACCAGCATATCCCCAGTTGGTAGTTGTGCCGCGAACCGTTGCGCCATCGTAAACTATCCATGATGGTGCGCTTGTCATTTTCTTAGCTTGTAAAATGCGGATATTGTGTTCCGTCGCATCTTCAACTTGGTTAGCCGTTCCAACGTTTGATAACTTAACAATAGTAGGATAAACTTTATATTCACCATCATAACCTACTAGCGGTGTTGCTGAGAATATTAACTCAGCCGTTTGCTTATCATTCGCAAACGCAAAGCCAGTATCTACAATCCTATCCGCATAACCTTGCTCATATTTCTTTTGATATTGTTCGTTGTAATAATCGCCATCAGGCTTATATTTATATTCAAAGTACCGACCATTTAACTCACTCATTGGTCTAAGCGTCATCGGCTTTGCGCGATCAACCTTGTACGTCCAATCTAAATATGCAGACTCGCCAGGTTCAACGATTAAGTTAACACCACCCACTTCAACCTCCAATAAATCTCCAAAGTCATTAACCGCTAAAAGTACATCTTCGCCACGTTCATAAAATTGCGATCCCGCCTCAATAATTAAATGCTTTGACTTAACGCTATCCTCAAAAATGTAAAGGTTGAACATCTTGACGATTGACGTTATGAACTCACGTTGAAATATCCCTTTTGGAATATGTTGATTCATTTGGATCATATCGCCATAATTCACCGCGATGAGTTGCTCAGGGTTTGTACTTAGCAAAGTCATAACACCGGTATCAACCGTCCAGCTTGTACTATTTGCTGACTGCCTAATTTGTAGGGTATCGTTTTGGTTGAATGTTATATTATTGATGACAATACTAAACGCATACGATTCCGGAACAGTTGTCAAGTCATACGTTTCAAACGCTATAAGAGTACCATTCTTAAATACTTGTAACTGAATGTAAGGATATAAAATATTGATGTCATTGACAATACCATTTGTGCTTATGGATATGTCCGTTGTAAATGGTGTAGCGTTATTATAAGTAAACGTTCCGGCTACATAAGTAAAATCACCCAGCGTTGTCGGCGTCCATAATATAGCGCGGTCGTCAGCGTACTCATCCGCAATCGCCTCAGCCTCTAACGAAACGTTAGACTTTTGCCGCATCTCTTTATTATTCTGCGGAATGATTAAACGCCTAGCAATCGCCGTATCTAAAAATTCACTTGTATAAGTGTAACCAGCCGCCGTAATAATTTTATCGATTACCTCGCGCACATAATACGCTGGGCGCAATGCTTTGTACTGCCAATCTTTTTTGTTGGTTGATACTTTACCGTAGTCAATAAGCGGATAATAATATCCTGATCCGTTTATCGTGTTCCAACTATTGGTGATATTCGCAAATGTCCAATCGTGATTATATTCGCTAAAATCTAAGTCTTCAAGCCGTTTATTTCCTATCGTATTAGCAAAGCCGCCCAACTCACCAAAAACCGCGCATTCATATTCAATCGTTCCGCGATCTATGTTAATTTGCAGTAACCTTAAAACGCCCTTAAATATTTGTACGTTGTCAATTAAGATTAAACAATCCGCAGCGATAGCAGCGTTGAAGTTTACCCCTACATTCTCCTTCAAAGGATCGTAAGGATTGGAAGATGCAAACTCAAAAACATGACCAAATAGTTTGTTATTATTGGCCGTTCCTGGAATAACTATCGTTTTACTAAATGACGTATTACGACTCGCAAAGTCTTTAACATCGTCAATAGAATAAGTGAACTCCGCTGCAACATCGTCATAAACGTCAAGCGGTTGTTTTTGAATATATATCTTTGTGTTGACCATTATCTATATTGGCTATTCGTTTCAAGTAGTTCAATGGTGATGGCTAAATTGAATAACTTATCGCTGATACGTTTCTTTTCTGTCCAGTTGTTATCCGTAACAATAGCCGGATAATAATACCCGCCACGCTCCATGTAAACCTCAGGCGATGCGATTAATTCTTTAAGCCAGTTGTAATCCGTAGCGTTAACATAATCCGAATTAAGCGAATAATTTACTTTTTGCTTTACGGCAAATTGAACGTTCCCACCTATACGCTTTTTATAACTATCATATGGGCGCATCGTATTTGTATCTAGTCGCCATTCATTTTGTTGGTATTGTTTGCGCTCTATGTTCCGTATCTCACGATTGACTAATCTAAATGGCATCGTGTCGTACCCGCCTAACTGATTCAAGAAATGTAAAACAATAGTATCAAAGCGACTGCATACACGCTTTATGGTAACGGTCTTATCGTTTATGGTAACACTATATTGTTGCGTCGCATCTGTAATAAATGACGAACCTAAATATGTATTTATCGCAGCTGGCGAAACGTCAAGTATTGCGATACTATTTAAACCAGCCGCTGATCCGGTTGAAGTTGTAATGCCGTTGTTTATAGTTGCTGGGTAAGCCGTTACCGGATTTGATACTCCAAAACTTACATACAACTTTTCGCTTCCGGTTATAGTTAGTTCATTCTTATCCCTATTCGTTAAGTAGTCATTTAGTAATGGTTGGAAGTAACTCGTTGAATAATCCCTAAACGCTGGAGGCGCAAAGTTATAAGCCGAATAGTTGCCACTAGCTAAGTTTGGCGTAACCGTTCCGTTGATATCCTCACCGAACTCTATTGTATAGTCAATCTTATTGCCATTGCCGTTATAGCTGAAAAGCGTCTGCGATGTGTTTGGGTTAAAATAGCTGCTCCAATAATTACGCACTACATTGCCCACGTTGCAAATCCCTTTGTCGCTTGTTGGATCAGGGAATATACGCAGACGGCTCACCAGGTTGCCGCCTATCTTAATGTCAAAAATATATTTAAAATTAGTCGCCGCCGCATTGGTTGACGTTGCTACAAAATATAATTCATCATGCAATGATGGAAATGCCTCCGGCGTACTATTGATTGTAATGGCCATATTCTTATTCTCTTATTTAGTAGATAGATTATTTAGCTTCCTTATGCCTATGCTCATATCCGCACCAACAACCGAGGCCACCGCATCGTAAAATGTTTGGTTAAACGTATCGCGCATCGCATCATCAAAAAAGCCGGA